TCCCTCATCAAGTTTTCATCCACGGCTGTCATTTGATTGCGGGTCTGCTCCCGAAAATATTCAGTTCTCTCTTGCACCGTTTCTGTGGGTATTCGTGCCAACATTAAACCACCGACACCTATAATCCCTTTGTTTTTACCCTCTTCAATAACTGGATACTTTGCAGCCACATCACCATATTCTTCGGCTTTGACTGGTTCCCATCCCTCTCTCATTCTGGAAAAAACATTTGATTTATCATCCTCACCACGAATGGCAGTTCTGATCCATCTATGTTCGTATCCATCTGGAGCTGGAGGAGCATCCAACTTTGCTGGAGGTTGCCAAGGTTTTCTCCTTGAGGTATTTGCACGACTTGTGGTCTCTCGTGAAATTCTGTTTGTAGTAGCCATATTCTTACTCCTTCACATGCTTTGCATATTCTTCTAAAGGAACACCCAATCTTTTTGCTATCGCAATCTGCGATGGAGTCAGTTTGACTGTTCTACTCTTCTTTGCTCCTGACCTTGATGCTGTGTTACCAGCAGAGGCAACTCTAGGAGCATTAGTTTTTCTATTATCCGAAAACTTATGTGAGAACTCGGATCTAATTCTATTATCGAGTTCAGTGTAATACTCTTCGGTGTTTGGGTCAAACCCTTCTTGCTCAATTAATGTTTTATGTATGCCAAAAGCTGCATAAGTCATTGTTTGATCTTGCCCAAACCACTCGTTATCTTGTGCCCATTTCTCGGCTCTGGGGTCTGGTTTTGGTTGAGTTTGAGGTTGAGTTTGAGGTTGAGCTTGTGCAGTTTCTTGTTTCTTTGCTTGTTCTTCACGCTCTGCTTTCAACCTTTTTAGATTTGCCTCTTCCATGGCAATTCTAGAAATATTTTGTTGTGCATCATACAAAGCGTCTGCATCACCAGACTCCAACGCTTTTTTATATGCTTCTTTTGCCGCTTGAGCTTGTGCGGTTACTCTATTATCAAACTCACCAACGTAGTTATTATCTAACTTATCTAACCTCGCTTTGAGGTCTTCGTTCTGTTTTTTGATAGATTCTGCATAATCGAGTGCAGCTTTTCGCTGTCGCTCTTCTTCCCTAAAACGGTTCGTAAGTTTAGAGATACGCTTTTTAACAGATTCCGAATACTCCGATAGATCTTCGTCATCAGCGACACCTTGATCTTCGGTTGTGGCTTCGGTATCTCCGACAGTTTGGTTTTCGGTGGGCGACCCCTTTTCTTCTTTATCTGCGTCATCTACTACCTCCACTTCTTCAAAAAGTTCTTCTTGTTTTGCGTTTTGCATACATTAGGCTCCGTATGTTTTGATGTCATCGGGATTGACAATGGTTGCAATGACTTCATCGTCATTGATTATTCTAACTTCACCGCCCTCTATCTGAAACCGTGATCCAGCGTAGCGACCTATGCACACCCAGTCGCCTTCCTTACACCAATCACCGTCAGTTCCAAATTTGTCTACATCCTTATAAGCAAGAGGTCCCATCTTAATAACATAAGCCACAACTGTGGCTCTGGATTCTTTTTCTCTTACGGAGTCTGGGACATGAATACCACCTTCGGTTTTTTCTTTACCCATATATGGCATGACTAATATTCGCCATCCAGTGGGTTTTGGTACTCTGTCTTTTAAGGATAATTCTTTTGCTGCTTCGTCTGCTTTTTTCTTAGCTTCTCTTTGTCTAAGAACGTATTCAGGCACTATCAATGTCATTGTCTGTTTTCTCCAGCAGGGTTCTTAACTGTTCCAGTGCGTAGGATAGACCCTGAATTTCTCCTACCATCATCTTATAACTAGCCATATCAGAGGCGTTACCACTAGTCAATGCAATACTAATCTCATTTATCCTATCGTTCAAGGATTTTTGATATTTATATAAGAAATCGGTTACTTTCACGAATTACCCAGTAGCAAAAGGAATGTTAATACTAAAGATATTGTCGTCTACTTTTTGTTTTTCCATGTCAAATCCAGGTCCTAATCGGATTGTAGTGTTAGGATTGTTAGTCACACCTCTAAAAAAATCTTGAATTTGAGGGCCTGCAAAATAATTAAGTCCTCGTGATATGGCTTGTGGGTTTAAAAATTGTGAAGCGTCTGACATTTGTTGATAAACTGGATTATTCTTTTCTAAGTTTTCTTTCACTCTGTCTGCTTCTTCTTTTGACATGGACTTAGAACGAAATCCAGGTAAATTAAGATTTGGTGTTGTTGTAACGAAAGTATCTTTCATCGCATCTCCAACCTCTCTTGCCATAGTCGGAGCCACACTAGCTATGCCACCAGACAAACTTTGTTGAGCCATTTCTGCTGCATCTCTCATAAATCTAGAACGATAAGGATTTCCGAACTGGTCAAACATAGGACTCACTTGAGGAACTGATGCCATATTTACAGTTGCTGGTGCAGGAACAACTGGATCTGTTACACTCATTCCAGCGCCTTGTTGTGACATGCCACTAATAAATTTATCAGGTTGAAGATCTTCTGTTTTTAAACCACCTTTTGCACCACCATCTAGACCAAGAGCTTTTTTTGCATCATTAAAATTATCACTTAAAAAATTGCCAATAAGACCAACAATACCAGGACCAGATTGAACAAAATCTGTAACATCTTCTTGTAAAAATCTTTCAAACCCTGAAGAATATCTGATTGGCTCACCTCTAGCATCTACTCTTCCACTCTCTATTTGTGGTCGTAGATAAGATGGCACGGCTAAACCACCAGTTCCACCCATGTTGTTTGTAGGATCTAAACCTCTAGAGATATCAAGCGCTGCTGCGAAAGTAGGATCATAAAGACTTTGACCAGTTCTAGCGTCAACAAGGTTAGTAATATTAGATCTATTAAGTCCAACTTGTGGTTGTGCAAGTTGATTGGCTATTACTTGTGCAGTATTGTCATCGCCAAAGCCACCAGTTTGTGCACCGATAGCAGAAGCAAAGTCCATCTCTTGTTGGGTAAAGTCGTCTGGACTATACGCTTCGTCAAAACCAGCTAAATCGAAATCATCTTCGTCCACTAATAGACCCCTTTAAATCCAGTCCCACTTATAGCGGCTCCCCCACCACGAGCAATGCCACCTTTTTTCATCATTCTTCTAGGCATCATGTTCATAGCACCACCACCCATCATCTTCATAGTACCACCTTTTTTCTTGAAACCCATTTTGTTTCTAACTTCTTTAGGTAGTTTTGGTAATCCTTTGTTCTCTGGTGGTATGTCCTTAAGACCACTGTTAAGACCACCCATGGCTTTGCTTATTACTAATTTTTTTATTCTTTTTTCTGCCTCTTGTGGAGTAATCTTACCTGAAACTGATGCGTTCACGATGTTTTTAAAGTTTCCCATCTTTGCTTTGTTAGTGGTTTCTTTCTTTAATTTAGTTATTTTGCCATCAGCAGCTTTCATAAACTTACCAGACTTTGCTTCTTCGGGTTTTCCCTTACCAGTCTGCTTATCTAAGAACTTCTTTTGGCCTGGTGTCATAAAAGGTCCACCACCTTTTGGCTCTTTCTTTTTCTTCTTATTCTTTTTTTCTTTAATAACTATTGGCATTGTAAATTTCTCCAGTATTGTTGATCCACCGTCTCTTCGTTTCTTGCCTTTATTAATGAGACCTTTCGCCTTATTGTATGATATTCCCATGTCATTTGCAAATTGTCTTATTCTTGTCATTTCTTTTTTCTCCTTATGCTCTCTTTTCCAGCCTTGGCAATCCTAACAACTTCATTCTTACCCATCACTTTTGCTCGTTGTTCCATAACTGTAAGAATCTGTATCTTTCTCGCAAAAGGCTTGTTAACTCTTTTAACTTTTGCAACCGTTGCTCTTGCGTCAGCAGGCGTGGCGAACTTGATTCTGACGGTATCTTTTGGATTCTCATCCGTGTATAAACGTCTATCGGAGCCTTTTGGTTTCTTGCCAGTTCCAACTTTAGGATCTTTCTTTTTCATACTCAACACCTTCGATTGGATGAGAACACATAGGGCATTTGTAAGTAGTAAGTTTCACAACACCTGCAAATGGTATCGGCTCTTCTGTTACTGTTTTTGTATATGCTATCTTATGTATGTAACATATTTCGTCTGAGTTCATCTTCTTTTTCCTCGTATGTATTCTTAAATGTCTAAATAAGTCTTGCATTAAAATCTATTTTTCTTCAATCTATTGACATGTTTACGATAAAAATAATTACCTATTTTATTAAAAAATTTAAATAATTCTAAATGTATTCTTGTCATTTCTTTGTATCCGTCTTTTTCATCTTATCATAGCTCCTCATGCCGCCGATTCCGAGCATACCAAACATCAAAGGCATCATCACAGACATATCTGCTTGTGGAATAGTTATACCAAAACCAGCACAAATTGGGGATACCATGTAATTTATACCGAGGCTAAGTCCTGAAATCCAGCCAATCAAGGGTCTCCAGGACGATTGAAACCAGTTACCTTTGGCATCTTCTTTTAAAACCTCTATCTGAGCGAGTGCCAACTCTTGGGCATGTCTTTCAGACATGGTGGCTATCTTATGAGCAAGTTCTGCCTTTTTGTCTGCATCTGGTATAAACTTATCTAGTAGTCCAGTGACTGGACCTATTAACGCTTGTAACATTATTTAACTCCGTTCTTTGCCATGTATGCACTTGTGCCCATATAAGTTCCCACAATACCAGCGCCTGATATATAAAATAGATTGCTTATATCTGCCAACGCCTGCACACGCTCTATAGGAACTATGAACATTGCAACTGTAAAAACTCCCATACCTATAAGAGTGTATCTAGCCATGCGTAATTGTGCAAGATTTTTGCGTAATTTTGTCTCTGTCTCTTTGATTTCTTTAGCTCTTTGAAGCTCTTCGTCTGTGATTGTGTTGTCACCATCAAGATCGTATTGATTTAAAATAGAGTCTTTTTGTAGTTTTTTCTGTGTCATTTTCTACCTATACTTCGTAAACTCTCCATGACTTTATCGATATCTGGTTCAGTGCCGTTGGGATCATACACACATTTATACTTTTTTGGACACCAACTCTCAATCAACATGGTAAAAGTTTTGTTACCCCCTTGATAGATACATGCTCTTTTGTCTGTGTATTTTGACGTAATTCTTTTCTTAAGTCTACAAGTTGTATATTTAACCGTTTTTTTTTACCTTGCCATATTTTTTGTTGGTTTGTGTAGTCTCTGGGTTTGTATTTGTAACCTTCTGTCATCTGTATGTAGTTCTCTGCTCTTGTTTCTTTAATCCAAATACCTGCAACCAAGGCAACAAAACCACCAATTATGGCTATCACGATAAACCAAGTTATTGCTTCACCTATCTGTCTTCGGAGCTGTTGTTGTTTGTAAATCGTTTGTTGACGTTCTTTTCGTATCTGTCCTTCCATCTTGAGCAAGTCATCATACGCTTGTGGGCCATACGTCATATTCAAAAACATCTTGAGTTCGTACCTTTGTTCCTCAAGTTTCTTCTTGGCTGCATAAGCAGAGAGAGCTGCTTCCTCAATAGATCCAGCTTTGAAAAGTTTACCAAACAACGGAGGATTTTTTGCTTGTTTTTCAGCGTTATCAACATCAGATACAGCTCCCATCCATCTACCGATATCTCCAGACATTTGTTCTATATCTCTACCGACTGCAAATCCTTTCTTGATTGCGTCAAATGCTTTGGAAGCCACACCCATAGCGAGAGATATAGTGACTGGATCCATCTTTACCTACCTTTTAAAGAGGCCTGCGTATTTATCCTATAGATATTTACATCATTTCTGTCTTCTGCGATTTGTTCTTGAGTTTTTGTTCTTTGTTGTGCCAATTCATACGCTTGTGCCAGTTTTGCTGAGTCTATTTGGAAGTTCATCATGTCATTTATAGATCTTCTTTGCAGATCAGCAGTGTCATTCTCTAATTCTTTCTCTCTAATCGCTACAAGTGGGTCTGGTTTCTGTGCTGGTTCAATAGCAGGCATAATTTCTTTCAATATCTCACCAATTTGTTGCGAAATCGCTGCTTCAACTGCCTCTGGTGCAATTTGTGGTGGTTGTTCGCCCTTTTGCATGGCTTCTTGTACCATTGTTTGGAAAAATTTAGTCACTTGGTCTCTTGCTAACGCACTAACATGCTCTTGAACATGAGATTGTAGTAATAAAAACCCTTGTGGGTTGGCTTGTGCCACCATGTTTGACAAAAACATAGCATGAACTACCAAATGTGCCTCGTGATCTTGTTGTGGAAACACTTGTAAAGGCAAACCTTTCATAGAATTAGCGTTTTCTGTCGCTGGATCCACTGGTGCAGGCGGTTGTGGTGGCGGTAAAATGCCATCAATGTTCTTTACATCAAGTGCATCATACATTCTTCGGTATGCTTCGTACTGATTATGTATCTGTGGTGCAGCTTGTGCCAGTTGTAACTGTGTTTGTGCCAATGACAGACGTTGTGACATGGAAAATATGTTTGGATCTGACACTGGAAGTATATCAACACGACCATCAAAGTCATTTTGCATAATCTGTGGTGCAACATTGCCTACAAAATACGGATAAGGCACTGGATTTTCAGAAAAAATCTCGGCTAACATACGAAATTCTTGTTTTTGTGCGTAATGTAAACGCTTGTGTATACTAGAAATAATCTTTGAGCCTTGTTCTATCAACGCAACTGTAGTTCCAACTGGTGCTTGTGAGTTGACATCACTAATTTTTGCATCAGCAACTTGTGCAAAACGTCTACCAGAGTCAACAACTACACCTAAAAGTTGTGCTAATGTCCCAGATGGCTCTTTGTAGGGAAGGGGAATAATAGAGTTTTTCAAATCACCACCTGGAACATCTATATCTCTAAACTCACCTGGGTTAAGAGGTTCATCGTCATTTCGGATTCTAACGCCTCTTGCCTTAAATCCAGCTGGTAAGTTTGATAATGTGCCTGCATCTATTAGCTGTCTCAATATAGATGTGGCAGCACGAGATAATCCACCTATTGTATGCAGTAAACCAAATCCGTAAAAGCCAAAACCTGGTAAAAACTTAAAATGAACAAAGTATTGTCTCTTTCGTTTTAACGGATCTTGCTCTCTAAAGTTTCTAACCACTGATAAAACTTTATTTGAATTTTGATCGATGGTGACAATATAAGGCAACATAATACCCGAAGGCTGCCCTTGACTATCCAGATCTTCAAAGCCTTCCAAATCCAAGTCCACATGGACTTCAAGTAAGGTGTAGCTGTCGTCTGAATAATTAGGATGTAATCCTTGAAGCTCATCAGTAGTTTCTTGGATAGCTCCTTCGTCTTCTCCAGTGTCTGTTGTAGATAATTCAACATCTTTATATACTCCCGCAACTTGTAGTTTACGGATATCATTAAAACTCATTCGCACCATGTGTGTGACTCGCTCTGCTGTTCTGATATCAGAGG